ATAACTACTGGGACGATGAAGATGATGAGGACGATGTACAAGACCAATTCATCGGAAACGATACTGACCTCGTTAAGAAACTGCGCAAGCAATTAAAAGTTGAGCAGAAACGAGCAAAGGAACTTGAGTCAACTCTAGGTGAGTTGAGCAAAGCCCAAAGAGAACGCGTACTAAAGGATGTTCTTACATCCAAGGGTATCAACATGAAGGTCGCAAAATTCATCCCTACGGACATTGATGCTTCTGAAGAAGCAATTGGGTCGTGGCTTGAGCAGAATGGTGATGTGTTCGGATTCACTCCTGAACCTAAAGCACCGATTGCTGAGTACGACAAAGCAAGTCTTCGTCAAATGGATGTAGTGACCCAAAGTGCTGTTTCGCCCGAACGAGCAGATGAAATGGTTATGAAGATAGACAACGCAGAAAGCGCTGACGAACTTCTAGCCTTCCTACGCTCGCAACAGTAAATCCGTTCATAGTCTAGGAGACTAAAACAAATGGCAAACGTCTTTACCAGCACCACCACCCCTGGTGGTACCGCAGGTGGAGCAGGTCTTGTCCAGAAGGCGTATGACCGTCTTCTCGAGTTCGCTCTCCGCTCAGAACCTCTAATTCGTTCTGTCGCAGATAAGCGTCCTGCTCGCCAAGCAATCCCAGGTTCAACCGTTGTTCTACAACGTTATGTTGACCTCACTGCAGCAACAACTGCACTCACCGAAGATACTGACCCAGATTCAGTCGGAATTTCAACTCCGACCTCTGTGACCATTACTCTTGCTGAGTACGGTAATGCTGTCCTCGTAACTCGTGCGTTGGAACTCTTCAGCCTTGCTGATGTAGACCCAGCGATTGCGAACATCATCGCTTACAACCTTGCAGATTCTATCGACAAGGTAGCGATGTCCACACTTCGTCAAGGAACCAACGTAATCTACGCAGGTTCTACTGCAACTTCAACAGCAACAATCACCGCTGCTGCAACCCTCGCTTCTTCCAACATCCGTCGTGCTGTTGCTAAGTTGCGTGCAAACAACGCTAAGGGTCGCAAGGGCAACCTATACTGGGTTGGTATCCACCCAGAAGTTTCACACGACCTTCGTGCTGAGACAGGTTCTGCTGGCTGGTTGATTCCTCACCAATACGGTGCAAACCAGAATGAAATCTGGGCAGGCGAAATCGGAACTTACGAAGGTGCATACTTCGTTGAGACCAACCGTATGTACAATGCAACTGACGGAGCATCTTCTGCTCGTGTCTACCGCACCATCGTTTGCGGTCAGCAGGCTCTTGCTGAGGCAGTTGCCGAAGAGCCACATGTAGTCGTCGGACCTGTAGTCGACAAGTTGATGCGTCACCGCCCAATGGGCTGGTACGGCGTACTCGGCTTCGCTCGCTACCGTGAAGAGGCTTTGTACCGCATTGAAAGCGGTTCTTCAATCGCTTCCTAGTTGATTGACTCTGTGGGGTAGACCCTTGAAAGTCTACCCTTCGGGGTGAGTCCATTAAGGAGGACTAATGACCGAATACATCTTCAAGACACCTACGGTGCGAGAAGGTCCTGCTGGACGTCACAGACTGTTTTATTTCTATAAGTTGGATAAGGGGATAACAGTTGTCAAGTCAGGGGGCACCTATTCTCAGATACGGTATCCGCTTGATGAAGACCTAGTCGACTACGATGTGGTATACTTGGGGGGCAGAGACCATGTCGTTAGTGAGGCTGTAAAGGCTGAACTAATCGCAGGTGGTGTCGGAGTAACAGAGGATAACTTTACAGCAATATGAAACATTGGGAACATCACCCCGAGCCAGTTGATGGGTGCTTTGGTTGCAAAGCATTAACACTTCAAATGAACGCAGGGGACGCGACAAGAGATATTCCAGATAAGAAATGGAATGCAGAACTACAGGCATACAGAGATGCTAGGGCTGAAGGTATTCAACCTAACAGCACTAACATGAGAGATATACAAAAGGCTCGTGAAGCATCTGAGGTTCTAGGTAAACCTTACAATGGGGATACCATGCCAAAAGCACATAAAATAAATAAGGGCGTAGCCGAAGTAATGAAAGAGATAGGTGCATAATGCCAAAGGTAGGAAAGAAAGAGTTCCCTTACACCGCCAAGGGTAAGGCTGCTGCAAAGAAGTACGCAAAGAAAACTGGCAAGAAAGTTAAAAAGGGCAAGGGATACTAATGCCAGAAAGTCGTCCATATTGGAATGAATGGAAGAATTCTCCTTGGAGTGGTGATGCTGGGAGTGGAAATCCAGGAATGCCATATAAAGAATTTGAAGCGATTATGATTCGCAAAGATGCAAAAAGAGAATTAGCACGTGCTAAGAAAGCCGCTGCTGATGCTAAAAAAACTTTGAAGCAAGCCCGTAAGGCTGCTGGAGGTAATTAATTATGAAAAAATCAAAAAAACATCCAGGATTCAAAGCAGTACAAAAGAAGATTGCTCGTCGGTCCGGTGTGTCGATGGAGCGTGCTGGTGCAATCCTCGCATCGTCAACTCGCAAGGCGAGTCCAGCAGCAAAGCGCAAGAACCCTCGTCTTAAGAGAGTTCGCGGTAAATAATGTCTTCAGGTAAGTACAAGCGTCATCTTGGATTTAACAAAGTCCAGATAAAGGACGGGATGGTTGTACGACTCAATAAGAACGGCACAGTAAGAGCGGTTCTTGGAAAGTATGGTGAGTATGGCAAAGCAGACAAGTAGGCGTGACCCACGCTTAGCACGTGCAGGTGTGTCGGGATTTAATAAGCCTAAGCGTACTCCCAATCACCCTAAGAAATCACATATCGTGGTTGCCAAAGAAGGTAGCCAAGTTAAAACAATTAGATTTGGCGAACAAGGTGCCTCAACCGCTGGTAAGCCAAAAGCCGGAGAGTCTCGGCGTATGACGATGAAGCGTAAGTCTTTCAAGGCTCGCCATCGTCGCAATATTGCAAAAGGAAAAATGAGTGCCGCATATTGGGCAGATAAGGTTAAATGGTAATGGCAAACAAACTACCAAAAGGTGGCGGTAAAGGCGCTAAGGGCTATAAACTCTATACGCCTGTAAAACAATCCACCATTGATAACATCAAGAAAATGGGAATGACAGCAGCCCTAAAGAAGGCTGGTTCATCCAAGAATGCTGAGTTCGTACAAGGTGTAAAGCGTATGTATGGAGTAAAGCGTCTAGAGGCTTCTATGGCTTCTGCTAAGAAAAGTGCTTCTAAGGTTGCTAAATCACCTGACCAAGCGCGTGCTATGGCTGCAAGCAAGAATGCTAAAAACGCAAAGAGAAATCAACCTGTTGCTAAGTCAGCAGACGAAGCACGCCAAAAGTATATTGGCAAAGGTCCTAACAAAGTTAGCATGAGTGACTCTCGCGTTAAGAAGGCTTCAGGTGGCGGACTATTCCCAGGACTACTATCTGGAAACTACAAGGGTAAGAAGATTACTCGTGGTAAGGCTTCTGGTCCAGGATACTTTAAGTCATAATGTCATACACTAAACCAGGTCTACGTGAATCTATTAAGAACCGCATTCTTGCTGGCTCTAAAGGTGGTAGACCTGGTCAATGGTCTGCCCGTAAGGCACAACTTGTAGCACAAGCCTACAAGAAGGCTGGTGGCGGATACACAGGTAGCAAATCAAAAAAACAAAAGTCTCTTTCTAAATGGACTAAAGAAGAGTGGGGTACTAGGTCAGGTAAACCAAGTACTCAAGGCTCTAAAGCAACTGGTGAAAGATATCTGCCTAAGAAGGCACGCCAAGCGTTAAGCAAGAAAGAATACGCAGCCACCTCCGCTAAGAAGCGTAGAGATACTAAGGCTGGAAGACAATTTTCAAAGCAACCAAAATCAATCGCAAAGAAGACAGCGAGGTATAGATAGTGGCTGGTATAGCAGGTAGCACTCTCTGTGCAGAACTAAACCGTTTGGCTAATGGCGGTACCTATCCTGCCATGACAGCATTCCTTGATGAACAAGGTGCTGCTAATGCTTGGGCTGGTACATCTGGTCTAGGAATCATTGGTGCTCTAAATATCAAGGCTGATGCCGCACGCCAGCCAGATGATTATGTAGACCTAAATGGTATTTGTAACGAACTTGCTGGAACAACTGGCAAATCTGCGGTAGACGCATTAAGGACCATGGCATCGTGACAACAACCCTAACTAATCTGATAGATGAAATCCTTATCAACATGGCTGGCTATACCATGCAGCAAGATAGGGCTACCAGCCTTTCGGCTGCTATCGGCACTACGACTACAACCAGCCTATCGGTATCTTCTACTGCTGACATCGGTAAAGGTATCATTGAAGTTGGCGAAGAGTTGATGTGGGTAGAGAACTTTGACCGTGTAGCCAATACTTTGACTATTGCGCCTTGGGGTAGAGGTTATTTAGGTACTACGGCATCTACTGCTGCTACTTCTAGCAAGGTTACAATTAGCCCAACATTTCCTCGTTACGTAATTAAGAAGGCTATTAACGATACTATCAATGCTATGGGTGCTTCTATCCATGGCGTAAAGCAAACCACTTTTACATACAACGCAGCAATCACAACTTATGAACTTCTAGATAGTAGCAGTAACAATATTACTGCAGATGCTATCTTGGCTATGCATTGGCAGGAAGTAGGTCCATCAAAAGAGTGGATTCCTGTACGGCGTTGGTCTTTTGAGCCTTATGCTGATATCACCACTTGGGGTGGTAGCGCTGCTTCTCCTGCTCAAACAATTAGCGTGTATGACTACATAACTCCTGGCAGAACAGTTAAGGTTCTTTATGCTGCTGCTCCTACCCCTTTTACTTCTAACTCTGATGTCTTCACTACTACAACGGGGCTTCCTGAATCCTGTAAGGATGTCGTAATCCTTGGTGCTACATATCGCCTACTGACATTCCTTGACCCAGCACGTGCTACTCAGACCAGCCCACAGGCTGATGAGGTTGATAGCAAACGTCCTTTTGGTGGAACAGGAAACGTAATGCGTCAAATCTATGCTCTCTATACGCAACGCTTAAACGAAGAAACCAAGTCTCAACTAACGAAGTACCCTCCCCGAGTCCACTACACCCGATAGGTAAACAATGACCGTACGTAAATACTCCTCCCGTGCACAGCAAACCACGCTGTCAAGTCCTATCACCGATACAGCCACATCCATGACAGTGGTATCTGGTTCCGCCGTAATGGGCGGTAAGACCCTTACTGGTAGCCAGACCTATACCCTTGTTATTGACCCAGATACATCGCTTGAAGAAATTGTCGATGTAACGGTCTACTCTTCTGGTAACACCCTTAACATTACCCGTAACCGCGATGGGTCTCCTGCTGTAGCGCACTCTGCTGGTGCGGTTGTACGTCACATGGTTATTGGTCGCGACCTTCAGGAAGCCAATGACCATATAGAGGCTTCTACAAGCGTTCACGGTATAACTGACACTGCAGCCCTTGTAACTTTGACTGGGTCACAAACCCTTAGCGGTAAGACATTGACCACTCCTACGGTCAATGGAGCCACTTTAACGGGTACTGTAACCTCTACGGCTACCATTACTGGTGGCACGGTAAATGCGACTACCCTCCAGCAAGGCGGGGTTCAGGCAGTTACTACTACCGATAGTCAGACCCTTTCAAACAAAACTCTTACCACCCCAACTATCGCATCCTTTACTAATGCGACTCACGACCACACCAATGCTGCTGGAGGCGGAACCCTTACCACCTCGGCAATTTCAGGTATCCAAGAATATGTAGAGGATACCGTTGGGGCGATGGTCTCA